ATTAGTTCGGGGTTACCATTGAGAGGAGAGGATAAAGTGGTTAACTTTGAGGCTATTAAAACCGAGAAAGGTATTCGTACGCTTATTAAGCGAAATATTAGAAAAGAGATTCATCCAGGAACAAAACCTAGTGTGGATTTCATTCATAAGATACTAGATGATGCTTATCATAGCGATTTACATTATGATGTAACAGATTTAAAACCAGCAGTGTTGTCATTTGCCGCTTGTAGCACACATCAAGCCGAGTATTGTATCAAGTTGGTTCAAACGATGCAGTTCAAATCAAAGGAACCAGCTAACGCGGTATTAAATGACAATGAAAAAATTATATTCTACGATGTTGAGGTATTTCCGAACTTATTCTTAGTTAACTGGAAGTTTGAGGGTGAAGATCAAAAAGTTGTACGCATGATAAACCCTAAACCAGCTCAAATAGAAGACTTAATGCGATTCAGACTCGTGGGATTTAACTGTAGACGTTATGACAACCATATTATGTATGCACGAATGATGGGGTATTCCAATGAGCAACTATACAAACTATCTCAACAAATAATAACTGAAGGTAAAGGATTCTTCGGAGAGGCATATAACTTATCTTATACGGATGTATATGACTTTGCCGCTAAGAAACAATCTCTAAAAAAATGGGAGATTGAGCTAGGTATTCATCACCAGGAACTAGGGTTACCATGGGACCAACCGGTACCCGAAGAGCGTTGGATCGAAGTAGCTGAATATTGTGATAATGATGTTATTGCCACAGAAGCAGTGTTCAACAATCTAAAAGGCGACTTCACGGCGAGAAAGATATTAGCGGATTTAGCGGGTATGACAGTAAATGACACAACAAACACGCTTACTACAAGAATTATATTTGGTAAAGAAAGACATCCGCAGCTTGTCTATACGGATTTAGCTACGGGTGAACAATTCTATTAGGAGGTTTTATTATGCGAAATAAATTAGTTAAAGTGTGCGTTATAGGAGCAGCTGTGAGCTTCTCTTGTGCCGTCGGTGTATATATTTACGCCAAAAAAGGGGCTCGTATATAATGGAAGAGCAAAATAATAAACCCGAACGTAATTTAGTAAATGAAGTATACGACCAAGCCATGGAAGAAATAGGTTTAGCTAACATCATTATCGGCGTATCTCTGAGTTTGGCTGTTGCGCTAGGCTCAGGATTAACTACACTTGCTTTATATTTTAACCGTTGTAAGAAATAGTACGCGAAAATAACAACTTATATTATGAGAAAGAAGGGTAGCTCAACCAGGTAGAGCGGTGCTGTAAAACGCAAGGGTTGTTGGTTCAAATCCAACCTCTTCTTTTTCTTTTGATTTTAAAAAGGAGGGATTATTATGCAACAATTTCCATCATATTGGACTTTAAACGATAAGGTGGATTTTCTTCAAAGAAAAATCTTATTGAATTCAGTGGCCGAAAAACAACTCGACATTCATCTATTAGATGATGAATTTAAGAATGATATTCTACATCAACTAATCAATTTACAAAAAGAAGACGCAACCAAAACTCTATACGGGTATGTATTTGAGAATTTCACTATCGATGACTATCCGGATTTATATTCTCGATTAAACGAGCAGGATAAAAAACAATTCGATAGTATTTGCCGGCTCTATGGTAACGATGCCGGTGAACAGATGGAAAACTATTATATTTTAGAAGAATATATTAATAGAGGGGATGAATAGTATGGATGTAATTAACGCATTCCCTGGTTACGAATATATTGATGGTAAAAACATTTATCGAGGTGATGATTTAGGAAAAGGGGGTTATGTTTATGCTGAACCAGGTATGTACGGTAACGTGGCTTTATTGGATGTCGCTTCTATGCATCCGAATTCAGCTATCAATTTAAACGCATTCGGTGAGTATACACAAAACTTCAAAGATATTTTAGATACACGTATTGCTATTAAGCGAGGTGATTTCGATAAAGCCAAGCATTTGTTCGGTGGAAGATTGGCTAAATATTTAGACGACGAATCTTCAGCCGCGGCACTTGCTCAGGCTTTAAAGATTGCGATTAACTCTGTATACGGTTTAACATCGGCGAACTTCGATAACCCATTTCGAGATGTGAGAAATAAAAACAATATCGTGGCATTACGTGGGGCATTATTTATGCGAACACTTCAAGATGAAATTCAAAAGCGAGGATTCAAAGTTGCTCATATTAAAACAGACTCTATAAAAATTCCAGACGCTACACCAGAGATTATAGAATTCACAATGGAATTCGCAAAACAATATGGGTATGAGTTTGAACACGAAGCAACATATGATAGAATGTGTCTTGTGAATGATGCTGTATACATTGCTAAATACGCAACAGCTGAGGATTGTATAGCTCAATATGGATATTCTCCGGGTGACAATAAAAAAAAAGGAGGAAAATGGACCGCAACTGGTACTCAATTCCAAATTCCGTACGTGTTTAAAAAACTATTCTCTAAGGAGGAGATAACTTTCGATGACTTGTGTGAAACGAAATCAGTAACAAGCTCTTTATATTTAGATATGAATGAAAACCTAGAGGAAGGAGAACACAATTATATATTCATTGGTAAAATAGGACGATTCTGTCCAATCAAAGAAGGATGCGGAGGAGGAATATTATATAGAGAAAAAGACGGCAAATACAATGCGGCAACGGGTTCGAAAGGATACAGATGGTTGGAATCAGAAATGGTTGAGAAATTGGGAAGGGTGGATGATATTGACCACAAACATTTTATTGAAATGGTTGATACTGCTATTGATGCTATTAATAAATATGGCGATTTTGAATGGTTTGTTTCGGACGATTTATATATTAAACCACCATTAGTTGTAGGAGATTATGGATTATACCCATTTTACGAGGGAGATGATATTTGTGAATCATGAAGATGTTAATAAGACTATCGAGGTCTTAAATAAGCTCATTGATATTTACGCCAAAGAGCTATACATCTTAGATCAACGGAATTCTAAAGATTGGAAAAAGCAGTATAATTACCAATTAAAGATTGATAGAACCAATCAGGTGATTGAAGAGTTAAGAAAAATAAATTAAAAGTAAAGGGGATTGATTGTAATGGCTTATAAAAAAACAAATAATATTATGATTGAGAATGCTCGTTTAATCTTTAAAAACTTCTCAGGGGAAGAGTCTAAATTTAATCGCGGAGGTAATAAAAACTTCTGCGTTGTATTAGACCACGATATGGCTGACGATTTAGTGGCTGAAGGTTGGAATGTGAAATACTTACGACCTCGTGAAGACGGCGAAGAACCAACTCCATATTTACAAGTGACTGTCGCTTATGGTAATATTCCACCTAAAGTTATTATGATTGCTGGACGTAATAAAACACCTTTAGACAGCGTTTCTATTGGTACTTTAGACTATGCTGAGATTGCAAATGTAGACTTAATCATTAGACCTTATCATTGGGAAGTAAATGGAAAAGAAGGAATCAAAGCTTACTTGAAAACAATGTATGTTGAAATCGAACAAGACGCATTCGCAAGTAAATATGACTTTGACGATGACGAAGAGGTTCCTTTCTGAAAGGATGATTTAAATGGAATTGAGAGATTATCAGCTAGATGCTATAAATAAAATGAAAAACGGATGTATATTAAACGGAGGGGTTGGTAGCGGTAAATCACTAACAGCCCTTTCGTATTATTACCTTCAAAACGGCGGAAGTATTAAATTTCTATTAGGTGAAGACTATGTACCGATGGATGATTGCGACATCTCAGACCTTTATATTATAACAACCGCTAGAAAAAGAGACACCTTTGAATGGGAGGGAGAAATGTCACACTTCTTGTTATCAACTCACGATGAATGTAATATGTACGATAATAAGGTTGTAGTGGACTCTTGGAATAACATACAAAAATACAAGGATGTGACTGACTCCTTCTTTATATTTGATGAACAACGAGTGGTTGGTAGTGGTGCTTGGGTTAAGGCATTTCTACAAATAGCTAAGAAAAACAAATGGATATTATTATCCGCAACTCCTGGTGACACATGGTCCGATTACATACCAGTATTTATAGCAAATGGATTCTATAAAAACAAAACAGAATTCATGAGAGAACATGCGGTATTCTCTAGATTTTCCAAATTTCCAAAAATAGAAAAATACATAGGAACGGGGCGATTAATCAGACAAAGAAGAGAAATCCTTGTTGACATGAAATTCGAAAGGGAGACGGTTCAACATCATTGTGATATCTATGTGTCATATGATTCAACACAATATAAGGATGTGATGAAACGACGATGGGACATTTGGAACGATGAACCGATAATAAATGCTAGCGGTCTTTGTTATGCTTTGCGAAAAATCGTCAATACGCACGATTCAAGGTCTACTAAATTATTGGAATTGTTTGAGACACATAAAAAGATTATAGTGTTCTACAATTTCGACTACGAGCTAGAAATACTCAAGAGTTTATATTACGGAGAGGATGTGATAGTAGCTGAATGGAACGGACATAAACACGAGCCAACACCTACTGGTAATAAGTGGGTGTACCTGGTTCAATATACTGCTGGTGCTGAAGGATGGAATTGTATAACGACCGACACGATTATATTTTACTCGCTTAATTATTCATATAAAATCATGCACCAATCAGCAGGACGAATAGACAGGCTTAATACGCCTTATACGGATTTATATTATTACTACATGAAAACGCGTTCGGGTATCGATTTAGCCATCGAGAGAGCTTTAAATGATAAGAGAAAGTTTAACGAGTCGAGCTTCATAAAATTCTAGGGAGGTAATGTTATGAATAAATTTAATGGTCGTAAAATGGTGTTTGTTGTGAATGGTAAACCACGAGCAGGTAAAGATACATTTGCTCAAATTTTAAATGAATATATGGACGTGTATAAATATTCGGCTGTTTCTAAAGTTAAAGAAATTGCTAAACTATGCGGATGGGACGGAGCTAAAGAAGAACGAGATAGAAAATTCCTGCATGAGTTAAAAATGTTAACATCCGCATATTCTGATATGTCGCATAAAGATATTTTAGCTGAAATTGAGAAATTTAATAACGGGGAGATTCAAGCAGATGTATTTGTGGTTGATATTCGCGAACCAGAAGAAATTGAGCGGCTATTGAAAGCTACACCCGCAATAACAATTTTCATAGACAACGATAGAGTCCCAATGATTACTTCAAATGCTGCGGACGCAAATGTAGAAAACTATAACTATGATTTCCGTATTCAAAATAATGGTACACTCGAAGAATTCGAAGACAACATTATGATATTCTTGGAAATCCTCATGATGCTAACACTAATTGCTGAGGATTACGAAAATGGAGATTTTGAAATATTAGATTAAAGGAGGAATGAAAAATGTCAAAATCCGAAAACGAATTAATTGATGCCGTGTGCGGTTTATTGGATTTTACCAACCAAGATGTTCTAACCGAAAATGCAAACAAACAGTCTCAACTAGTATCAACACAACGCGATTTAATGGCTGGTGAGGTGAGTAAATACATCTCAAAAACAAAAATTCTGCCACGGCATCTAGTCGAAGCACATGATAGGGGTGAGATAAAAATTCATGATTTAGATTATTATTTAAACTCAACTTATAATTGTGAACTGATTAATTTGGAAGATATGCTACAGAATGGTACTGTCATTAATAAAAAGATGATCGAAAAACCAAAATCATTGCGAACTGCTATGACTCTCGTAACTCAGATAGCCGCGCAAGTGGCTTCCTGTACTTACGGGGGTCAGACAATCTCTTTATCGCATATTGCACCGTTTGTGAGAATAAGCAAAGAGAAGATAACGAAAAAGTATAAACGAATGAATCTACCAGTAGATGATGGATATTTACAAGCACTTATTGATAAGGAGTTAGAAGACGAGATTAAAGATGCGGTTCAAACGTTTAACTATCAAGTATCAACACTAATGACCACAAACGGTCAATCACCATTTATATCTGTCTGTATGTACATTTCAGAGAATCCAGAATATGAATATGAAACCGTACAGTTAATAGAGGAATTCTTAAAACAAAGGATAGCTGGGATGAAAAATGAATACGGAGTTGTGGCTACTCAAACATTCCCAAAACTTTTATATTTTCTAGATGAAAACAATACTTATCCAGGAAGCGAATATTATTGGTTAACAAAACTTGCTGCTAAGTCAACAGCTTTAAGAATGAATCCGGACGTTATTTCGGTGAAAAAAATGAAAGAGTTACATGGATATGCGTTTCCACCTATGGGTTGCCGAGCTTTTTTAAGTGTATTTAAAGATGAAAACGACGAAGCTATATTCTATGGGCGAGGTAACCTTGGTGTATGTTCTGTAAATTTACCATATGCTGCGCTTGAATCAGGAGGAGATGTTAGAAAATTCTTTAAAATAATGGACGAAAAATTAGAGCTAGCGAGACAAGTGTGTGAGTTACGTTATGAAAAATTACGAGGGGTTAAGGCTAGTATCGCGCCAATCTTATGGCAACATGGAGCTATTTCGAGACTTGGTCCAGACGATGATATTTTAAAAGCAATCGACGAGCGAGGATTCACGGTCACAATTGGATATTCTGGTTTATATGAAACAGCGAAATACTTAACTGGTAAATCCCATACGACAGAGGAAGGATTCGAATTAGCCGAGCATATAATGAGATATTTACGAGACAAACTAGCCAATTTCAAAATTAATCAACCTCATTTACGATTCGCATTATATGGCACACCTCAAGAATCAACTACTGGATGGTTTAGTGAAAAATTAAAAGCTAGATTTGGAGATGTACCAGACATCACAGATAAAGGTTGGATTACCAATTCTTATCATGTGGATATCAGAGAAGAAATTGATGCGTTTGAGAAACTTAACATTGAAGGTAAATTACAAAGATATTCTACTGGAGGAGCTGTTAGTTATGTTGAAACACATCCGTTACATAATAATGTCGGCGCTGTTCTCAAGTTATACGAACACATGTACGAAACGATCATCTACTCAGAAATCAACTTCGAAAGCGACGTATGCGGAGTTTGTAAATACTCGGGAATAATGGATAACGACCCTGAAACATTGGATTGGGTTTGTCCTGTATGCGGTAATAGAGACCAAACAAAACTAAGTGTAGTACGAAGAACTTGTGGGTATTTAGGAGAGACAACTTGGACGAAGGGGCGCAAGCTTGATATTCTTAACAGAATTAAACATTTATAAGGAGAGGATAATATGAATTATTCAAAAATGTTAAAATACGACGCTAGCAATTGGGATGGAATTACAGCCACAATATTCTTTAGTGGTTGTAGATTCCGTTGCCCTGGTTGTTTTAATAGCGAGTTATGGGATTTCAAATGCGGACAACCGTTCGATAAGAAAGCAAAGAAACAATTTATATCCTACGCTAAGAATCCACATGTTGATGGTGTATGTTTATTGGGAGGTGAAGTATTTCAACAAGATTTGGATGAGGTATTAGACCTGGTTATTCAACTCAATCGAGAAGTTAAAAAGCCAATCCATGTATGGAGCGGTTATACATTCGAGGAACTGATGGCTGACGAGAAATCAATGGTTATTCTCCACTATATCGATACGCTAGTAGATGGTCCATTTATATTTTCGAAAAAGGACTTAACACTTAAGTATCGCGGTAGCTCAAATCAAAGGGTAATAGATGTTAAGCGAAGTTTAGAAACTGGTAAAGTGGTGATAATTGATGAGTAAAAAAGAGAAAGAGGTTAAAGAAAACAAGAAGTTTAAAAAGGGAAACAAAAAGTCGGACGCGCGAAAATAGCATATGCTATTATGAGAGAACATTAAATTCGAAGGGGCGATTTTTTATGAATGGAAATCAAAATGATGCTATTAAAATTATGAGCATGGACAGAAAGTTATTAGCAACTGTGCATTTCAACGAAGATGGTACTTATGAGATTATTCCAAACGATGAAAGATACGACTACTACGAAGGAAAATGGGATGATGACTTAGATTGGGATTGAGAGACTTTACTGTCTCTTTTCCTTTTGACTAAAGGGTGATAAAATTGAGTATTGAGTATGATGCATTATTAGAACGACATAGGGCGAATGTTAAGACTGGATATTCTTGGATTAAGAAGTATATGCCCGAAATACTCGAATCAGGTTATGATTATGATTGGTATATTAATGTGCATGATTTATCCAAACGAAATAAAGACGAGTACTATGCTTGCGATGCATTTATATTCGGAGATAAAAACGATGCTGAAAAAAGAGAAAAATACAGACGAGCACAATTATACCATAGACATAGAAATCCACATCATTGGGAATTCTGGATACTACATACGAGCAATACGAAACAAATGGTTTTAGATATGGATTACCAATATATTATCGAAATGATTTGTGATTGGTGGTCTTTTAGTTGGGAATCAGGCGATCTGTTTGATATTTTCGACTGGTATGAAACACATAAAGAAAACATTATCATGAGTAAAAATACTCAAGCTACAGTTGAAGATATTTTAAATAGGTTAGAACAAAAATTAATTAAGGTCAGAGGACCTAGAAAATAAATTAAAGGGGAGATGTTATTATGACATGGTTAACTGTTATTATGGCTTGTGCTTTAGGAATGATGGCTATTGGGTGTAATGGAGATACGACTAAAAAAGAGGAAAGAAAATATTCTTATGAATATTGTCGTAAAAATCTTAGCGAATATTATTATGATAATTGGCGATGCGAGACAGTAGCATATCAATTACAAGATAACTGGTTAAAAGATGACTTAGAATATTTAATGCGACATGGATATTCTTTCGAACGTGCTATTAATGAATTAGTGGAAGATGGAAAAATGACTTTATAAAAACGAAATAAGGTCCCCTGACCTTAGTTAATTTTAGAAAGGACGTGAATATATTAATGAGTAAATCAAGATTAGAAAAATTTTTATATGCTTTATATTCTCTAGATTCTAGTGATTTGCCAAATCCGCTATCGAGAATTGAGGAGCTTTATAAATGTTGGGTTACTGGCGAGGAAGCACCAACTTTCGAACCTCTTTCGAGAGTAGAAAAATATTTAATGGCTATTTTAGGGGTTTATGATGTGGATGAATTACCGAATCCTATAAGTAGAGTGGAGGTGCTTCTATATAAACTAGCAACAGGCGATGATAATTTGGATGATTTCGAAATATTTTTATCCGACTATGAAGAATTATTATAATACGCGAGATTCACAAATGCTTTAATGAGGGCCTTCGGGCTCTCTTTTATTTTTATAAAAGGAGAGAGAATTATGTTATATTTAATGTTACTTCTTGAATGTTTAAAAGAGTTATTCTTCATTATTTTAGTTGGAGGGCTTATGTCTATTCTATCAGCCGGAATCGTTGTCTACACCATAGTTAAAGTTTTAGGGATTAGCGAAATTTTAGATATGGAAGACGAAGATGATTATATTTTAACCAAAGGTGACGAAAAAATCCCTTATGATGATGAGACTCAAGAGTAAAGGAGAGATATTATGTTATTAGATGGTAAAAAATACGCTGAGGCTAAAGTCTCAGAATTAAAAGAACGAGCTTCAAAACTACCTAAGAAACCAATGCTAGCTATTATTCAAGTCGCTGGTGATAATGCTAGCGATGTGTATGTGCAAAATAAATTTAAACGATGTATTGAAGTGGGCGTTGTTCCAAAATTATACTATTTCTTAGATAACGCTCAACAATGGCAAATTCAAAATAAAATCTACGAATTAAATATGGATGACGAAATTACAGGAATCATTCTACAGCTACCTCTACCAGAGCATCTAGACGAGCAATATTTAACAAACCTTATCAACCCTCGTAAGGACGTCGATGGATTCACTGATATAAACACAGGACGATTATCTTTAGGTAAACCGGGTAATCTACCATGTACCGCTAAAGGTGTTATTGACTTATTAGACTTCTATGATATTCCAATCGAGGGTAAGGACATATTGATTATTAATCGTAGTAATATTGTCGGTAAACCTTTAGCCCAATTATTCTTACAACGAAACGCTACTGTAACCGTTGCTCATAGTAAAACCGAAAATTTAAAAGAAAAAGTAAAACGAGCAGATATTGTTGTGACTGGTGTCGGTAAACCAAACTTTTTGAAGTATGATGACTTTAAAGAAGGCGCTACAGTTGTCGATGTTTCTATCAACTTCGTGAACGGACGAATGTACGGAGATGTTAAGAAAACTAGTTATGGATATTTACAAACTTTAGGTAACCTTACTCCGGTACCAGGAGGAGTTGGGCAAGCTACAGTCATTGCTTTAATCGATAATGTTATTACAATTGCAGAGGAGGAGTTATGATGTTTAGTAAAGAATTCGAAATCACAACTTTATTAATGGTGTTATTAGGGATTGATATTTGTCCAACATTAGAAGACATTGAGGAGGATTGAGTATGGACCCTAAAAACGAAGAACTTTTATATTTAGCATTAGGTATTTTAACTTTAAACGAAATTAGGGAGGCATGTGGTTATGGAAGCGAAGGATTATCAGGAGTTAGCAGCGAGAACAATTAATAAAAACTTATACGATTATGAGATTGAGCAACACGCTTTACATGGAATGGCTAGTGAAATCGGGGAGCTTCATGGTATCTATCAAAAAGCTTACCAAGGACATGAATTCGATGAGGAACACGCTAAAAAAGAGCTCGGTGACCTACTTTGGTTTGTTGCCGAGTATTGTACTGCTATGAATTGGGACCTAGGGCAGGTGATGTTTAATAATATTTCTAAGCTATTAGCACGCTATCCCGAAGGTTTCGAAGCTGAAAAAAGCTTAAATAGAGAAGAGGGGGATATCTGATGACTCTTAAAGAGAAGATTTTATTAGGTACTTCTATTATAAGTATTGGTGGAGCTGCTGTTGCTGGATATTTTTGTGTGGCCTATAAACAAGCAGTTGATTTTTTAGTGGAAGAGCGAGATGAATCACTTAAACGTCCTTTTATAGGATTCGTTTGTGCTAAGCCAGAGGAGAAAGAGGAGGAATAGTTATGTACGAATTAAAAGACATTAAAGTACGATTGTTGAATCCGGATGAGGTTAAGCACTTCATTCGAAATCACGGTTATATTGCTTGTATTTGTTATGGGACAGATGAAAGAAACGCTGAGAAAGTTGGCCTGAACTGCTTACGTTCGGGTCACACCAGCGGAAGTAGAGGTGATTTCTTTAAATTCGAAATTGAATGTCCTAGATTTACAGCTGACCAAATTATGAGACATGAGCAAGGTGTTTTCAAGAATTGTCAGAGTCAGCGATATGTGGATATGGATAACTTCGATTGTTACATTTCACCAAAAGTAGCAAATGATCCGGAACTAAAAGATATTTATGAACAGTTCGAGCTTTCAACAAGAGAATGGTATCAAGCAATACGATGTGAGATGCAAACACGAGGTATTTCAGGAGAGCAAGCAAACGATTTAATGCGCACATTATTACCAATCGGTGTTCCAACTAAATTAAGAATCGGATTCGACATTGAAGCTTTAATTCATTTCATGCATAAACGTCTTTGTCTTCGTGCGGACGAACCTATTAGACGAGTAGCAACACTTATGAGAAACGAAGTATTGGCTGTTGAGCCTAGATATTCTGAATTCTTGGTTCCTCAGTGTCAATCGTTAATGTATTGTCCAGAAAAACATGGAAGTTGCGGGGCTTATCCAAGTAAGGAGGATGTTAAAAATATTTTAAAGGGGCGATGAGTATGACTTTGGAATGTTGGTTCTTAGTTGGTATATTTATTGCTTTGGTTATTGTATTATATGAGGAGAGTAGAGGGTGATTAAGGTAGCATTTGGATGCTGGTTTATCTTATGTTTATTCGGGTTGTGGTATATTTTAATACACTTAGATTAGAAAGGATTGATATTTATGGCTGAACAAGTAGTGAAATGTGTAAAACGTATTTTTAGAAGTGATGCAAATGGGTTAACTTTAGATAAAAATTATGAAGTAGTATTTGAGGGTGAATATTCTTATATTATTATCGATGATAATGGTAAGGTTTTTCCGTACGATAAAGCTAATTTCGAGGAGGCATAATGTTAAAAGTATTATTTCACTTATTCTTAACTTGTATTACCGGTGGGTTCTGGTTGATTGTGTTGTTGGTGAATTATTTAGTACGTCATAAATAAAGGAGATTGATATTTATGGTTGGTATTGGTACGGTTTCATTAATTTGCGCGATTGCGTTTGGTATTGAATTGGCTACGGTTATTTGGTTATCTTCAAAAGAGAAATAAGGGCCTACAAAGGCTTTTATTTTTGCGCGAGAAATACATGGTGTGTTATGAAAGAGAGTATTTAGGAATGAATTGTCAATCCGCATAAAAGCGACGTGGGTACGGAACTGACCGTAGAAGCAAATTTATATTTGTGAGAAAGGTGTAGCGAGGAACACATACTCTCTTATGAGATATACTTAAATTAAAGGAGAGTGTTAATTATGGGTAAAATCGAAAATTTCAAACAAAAAGTGAAAGAGAACAAAGGTAAAATCGTTGCGACTTCGGTAACTGTAGCCGGTGTTGTAGGTGTGATAGTTTATCAAGGTGATAAAATTAAAAAACCTACAAGCGGATGTGGATTTACTAAAAGACGTAATGGATGGTACCGTATTGGCATCTCTTAAAGACACTTTAACAAGAAAAATTCGATATGCTGAAACAAAATTAGCAAACGGCCTTGCTGATGGGGTTATGTCTCAAGCAGATGAAATGATGAGAAGAGAAGAGATTGAAATCTTTAGCGCTCAATTAATGAAAGTTTTAGAAGCTCAGAAACGTTTCAAAATTAAAGCGCCAAGGGACTAACAATCCCTTTTCTTTTTGGCCCACTTATTGATATTTGAAAATGGGTTTGGCCCACTTTTATTTGGGTCATGCTAGAATTCGTACGTACGTAAAAATATTTTGGCCCACTTTTTTTGGCCTGTGGCCCACTTTTATTTTCAAAACCGGGCCAGCGAAAACGTGGTAATACCAACGTTTGTGGGCATCGTGGCCCACTTTCCCACTTTTTTCTCTTATTAAATGTGATATAAAAAATATATAATATATATAGTATGGCAAACTAAAGTGGGTTTTTGGGCCACGTGAAAATTACATGGTGTATTATGAAAGACTATAAAATCTAAGGAGAGTGTTTATTATGAAAGAAAACAAAAAATCTTTTAAAGAAGTGGTTAAAGAAAATAAAGGTAAAATCATTACTGGTGTAGCGTGCACTACAACTTTGGTAATTACCGGTTTATTAATTAAGGAGAAAATTGATGCTAAAGTGTTAAAAGAAAGTTATAATGAATTAGCAGAAGTAGCATCCTCAAAATTAAACCTGTTAAACTCTAAAGTTGAAGTTATACACGAAGCCATGAGTGAAGGTATGTTACAGGAAGCTATTGCCACTACTACAAGAAAATTTAATAATAGAATGGATATTCTCGATAGATTAAAAGGAAATGAAAATGATGAAAAATACATCAAAGCAATGGATGAATCGTTAGTATTTATTAGAAGACTAAATGCATTCCATAAGTTGGAAGAAATTTATTACATTGAAGATTAGCCCTACATGGGCTTTTCTTTTTTTACGCATATTTTACATGTTCTATTATGAGAAAGCTAAGTTTGCCAGTATTGACCTGGGACCCGTATGATGGTTAACTACCATGAAACGTGGGGACGGAGAATCGACTTAGAGTATATGGATATTTGCCAGTATTGACCTGGGACCCGTATGATGGTTAACTACCATGAAACGTGGGGACGGAGAATCGATATCGCGATATACATATTAAAAGGTGGTGTGGTCCTGGAACTGACCAGGGAGGAAATTTATATTTCTAGAAACGTGTAGGCGGGACATACAAACAATTTTATTTTTTAGACCACGCGAAAATTACATGCCCTTTTATGAGGAGAGAGGCCGTCAGAATCCGATGGTTATAAGAATCATTCTTTCTCTCTTCATTTTCGTCGATTGACGAAGAGAAGGAGGAAGACATAATAACACCTCCTTGACTATTTATATTCTACTTAGCCGGACTGACACTCCGGCTTTTAATTTTTTCAAAAAAGGAGGGATAATATGTCACGGCTCGAAAGAGATTTCCAAGCCAAACTCATTAAGGAATTAAGAGTTATGTTTAAAGGGTGTATCATTCTGAAGAATGACCCTAATTATATTCAAGGCGTTCCCGATCTAATAATTTTATACAATGATAGATGGGCTGCTCTCGAAGTTAAAAAATCAGAACACGCATCGCATAGACCGAATCAAGAATACTATGTGGACCTCATGAATGAAATGTCTTTCGCAAGTTTCATATATCCCGAAAATAAGGAGGAGATTTTATATGAACTTCAACAAACATTACTCGCTTGAAGGTAAACATGCATTTCTAGGTGCAAGTAAGTATCATTGGGTTAATTATGATAATGATAAAATTGCAGAATCATATTTGAAACATCAAGCCACTTTAAAAGGGACAATTTTACATGACTTCGCTGCACAATGTATTACTTTAGGACAAAAACTACCAAAATCGCAAAAAACGTTAAACATGTATGTAAATGATGCCATCGGATTTAAGATGCAACCAGAACAAGTTTTATATTATTCAGATAACTGTTTTGGTACTGCTGATGCTATTATATTTAGAAATAATTTATTGCGTATCCATGACTTAAAAACTGGTGTAACAAAAGCACACATGGAGCAATTAGAAATATATGCTGCTCTATTTTGTCTGGAGTATAATAAGAAACCAGGTGAAATAGATATGGAATTAAGAATCTATCAAAACAATGAGATTGTTGTTCATCATCCAACAGCGGATGATATTTTACCTATTATGGATAAGATTATGACGTTTGATAAAATTATTGAAAAATTGAAAATGGAAGGGGAATAAAGTATGGCTTATGATGATAAACCGTCTTTAGATGAATTAATTCACTATGGGATGCCTAGACGTTCTGGGCGTTACCCTTGGGGTAGTGGTAAAGACCCTCATCAACATTGCACAGACTTTCTTTCACGCATCCAATATATGTCTGAAAACGGAGTTAGCGATGAAGATATTGCTAAATCTATGGGGTTAACAAAAGAACAGTTTGAAACTGAAAAATCATTTGCTGTTGTACATGATATGACTAAACGCGGTAAAACAGAAAAAGAAATCGCTGACGCTTTAGGTAGTACTACGACTAAAGTTCGTTTACAAAAAACAATGATTAAAGATGGGCACAGAGCTGTTGAGGTCGATATCGCTAAAGATTTGAGAGATCAAGGATATTCTTTAAACGAAATCGCCAAACAAATGGGGTATAAAAATGACTCTTCTGTTCGTAGTTTGTTAAATGCTGAGTCTGAAAGTAGAATGAAACAAGCTAGAAAAACAGCTGACTTTCTAAGAGACCAAGTTGACCAAAAAGGTATGATTGATATTGGTGCAGGTGTAGAGAGAGAATTAGGTATTTCTAAAGAAAAACTAGATCAAGCTGTAATGATGCTTGAAATGGAAGGTTATAAACGATTTGGTGGAGGGGTTTCTCAAGTTAATAATCCAGGAAAACAAACTAACCTTAAAGTATTAGCTGCTCCCGATAAAGAATGGAAAGATATGTATGATTATAAAAATGTACATTCTGTTGTGGACTATCACACTCATGATGATGGAGAAACATTCGATACATTTAAATACCCTTCATCATTTGATTCTAAACGTTTAGCCATAAGATACGCTGAAGATGGTGGTATTGAGAAAGATGGACTTGTTGAGATTCGTAGAGGATGTAAAGATTTAGATTTAGGTGGTTCACACTATGCTCAAGTTCGTATCATGGTGGATGGAACACACTACATTAAAGGTATGGCTGTATATTCTGATGATTTACCAGATGGTGTTGATATTATGTTTAACACTAACAAAGGTAAAAACAAAGCTAAAATGGATGTATTAAAACCAATTAAAGATGATCCCGATAATCCATTCGGAGCCTTAGTTAAAGCTGGTGGACAAAGTTATTATATTGATGATAATGGAGAGAGAAAGCTATCACCAATTAATAAAACAAGAGAAGAAGGGGATTGGAATGACTGGAGCGACAGCTTACCATCTCAATTCTTATCAAAACAAAGTCTTAAATTAGTAAAACAACAAACGGGTTTGGCTGTTGCTGATAAACAAGCAGAATTCGATGAGATAATGACAATAACAAACCCAACTGTTAAAAAAGCATTATTGAAATCATTTGCTGATGAATGCGATTCAACTGCTGTTCACCTAGATGCAGCATCTTTACCTGGTCAAAGATACCAAGTTATTCTTCCAGTACCAAGCATTAAAGATAACGAAATCTATGCTCCAAACTTTGAAAATGGTACGAAAGTTGCTTTAGTCCGCTACCCACATGGTGGTATATTTGAAATACCAATTCTAACTGTTAATAATAAGCAAGCCGATGCTGAAAAAATGATAGGTAAAAACGCATTAGATGCTGTATGTATTAACTCAAAGGTAGCAGAGCAACTATCAGGAGCGGATTTCGATGGTGATACCGCCATGGTTATACCTACAGGTAGAGGGGTGAATATTAAAAACAAACCCCCACTAAAAGAACTAGAAGGATTCGATCCTAAAATGCAGTATCCTGAAGTACCTGGTATGAAGTATATGAAGTCGGTTGACGCGAATGGTAAAACAGTAGACAATACGCAACAAGAAATGGGTAAAATTTCAAACTTAATAACTGATATGACATTGATGGGCGCTAATGATCAAGAATTGGCTAGAGCCGTTAAACATTCGATGGTTGTAATTGATGCTGGTAAACATAAACTAAACTATAAACTAAGTGAGAAAGAGAATAATATAGCTGAATTAAAAAGAAGATACCAAGGACATATAGATGAAGATGGTAAGTATAGAGAAGGAACTGG